CGACCTGGTTGACGCTGTGGTACTCGTGCCGGCCGCGCTCGCCGGGCACGGGAAACGTCAGCGGCTCGGTGATGTACTGCTCGCACAGCGACAGTTCGATCTCGCCTTCCATCTGCCGGGCCAGCAGCGTGTTGTCGAAAATCTCGGCGGTGACCACGCCGCCCTGCTCCTGCTTCAGCCCGATCGCCTTGCCGCTCTTGGCGTCGGTCTCCAGCCCGCGGTTCTCGCCGGTGACGCCGCTGCCGGTGCGAATCGACTCCACGCCATGCGAAGCCAGCCGCACGAAACCATCGGTTAGGGCTTGGCTTTCGATCTTCTTGAACTTGCTGAGCCCACCCACGGCAAGGATGGCCAGCCCGTCCGGCGCGCTCATCTCGTCGCGGATCTCGTCGACAGTCATCTCCTTCGGGTCGAAGGCGTCCTTCTCGGCGATGATCTGGTTCGCGCTCGCGGTCCAGACCGCCTTGCTCATGGTCTTGTTGATCACGTCCTGCGGCCCGCGTTGCGCTCGCACGGCGCCATAAGGCGCGTTGTCGCGCTTGCGCCTGTAGCACCAGACCGGGATGAACGGGAATCTGTTGTGCCGGTACGGCGACCAGGCGTCGACGATCATCTCCTGCTCGGTCATCACCGCGCAGCGCATGCGCATGAAGGTGCGGTCGGTGATGCCGGCGCCTTCGCCAGTGCTCTTGGTGAACGGCTCCCGATACCAGCACTCGATCAGCATGACCCGGCGCCGCGGGTTGGCAAGCCACGCCGACGAGTCGAAATAGGTCCATCGCGCTTCCAGCATCGGCGCCCCGGTGTCGTAGTCCTCCACCCGGCGGCCGTAGAACCAGTTCATGTAGTGGTCGGACGAATCGCTGCCCATCGCCGCGCGTTCGAGCGCGTCGGTCTTGCCGGGGAAATACGCCTGCGCCACGTCGAGGTCGACGAACTTGTAGCGGAACAGGTAGCGCGACTGGTCGAGGTCGCGCCGCGGGTCGAGCGAGTCATAGAGCATGTTGCGCCACGACTCGGAACGCTTGTAGATGGGCTCGTCCTCGGGATCGCCACGCACGCCCACTTCGATCCAGCCCAGCCCGGCCTTGATGCAGTCGTCGAACGCCTGGCTGCGCTCGAAGCCGCCGCGGTTGACGTCGTCGAGGTACTTCAGCAGGTTGGTCTTGGCCTTGCCGTCGGCATCGGCCTCATCGCTTTGTTCGTTGCGCGGGATGACCTTGTAGTCCATCCGCGTGCGCCGCTCGGTGCCGATCAGCCAGTCGATGGTCGGCTTGACTTCGTTCCACGACACCGGGTACTGACCGCGGCGGATCGACTCCTGCGCGTCCTCCGGGCGCCACTGGTCGGAGTCGTAGTAGTCCTCGTCGAGCGCCATCTGAAAGCGGTTGGCGGCCTGCCGGCGAAGCTCCTGGTGGAACCACGCGATGCACAGGCGATGGCGGTCGCTCGGGCTCTTGACGCCCGCGGTCTTCGACTTGGTGGCTCGGATGGCCATCAGATGACGACCTCGCCCAGCACCTTGCCGCCTTGTGGCTCGTCGCTCTCGGTGATCTCGAACATGGCCTCACGCTTGGCGTGCAGCGCCACGTCGCGCGGCTGCGGCGGCATGTGGAGCAGGTCCGGCGTGTAGCGCAGCACGATGTCGGTCAGGAAACGCAATTCGGCCTCGGTCCGTGCGCGCCCGAAGTCAGGCAGGGACCGGTACAGTTCGGTCACTCCTTCCGGGTTCGGCTTGCCATCGGGCAGCGCGTACTTGCCGATCGACGACAGGCAGATGGCAAAGGCAGCGCCTCGCTCTGCGTTGGCGGTCCACAACACCATTGCCGGCTCGTCCTCAACCCAGTCGAGCGCGACCGTGTAGGGCGGGGCGGCGAAGGTGCGGAACGCGGTCACGCCCAGCGCGAAGCGGGGGCGACCGTCAGGGTCGAGCAGCGGAAACTCGGTGTTCACTCGCGCATCGGTGCACTCATGCGCGGCTCCTGTGTAGTTGTCATACCGTCAACTCGCCAACATAGAGACCGAGGCCGAAAGCGTAGATCATATACCCATCGCCAGCGAGGTATTTGACGATTCCAAACGCCCGTATCCACCGCGCCAGAGGAATAACAGCGTACTTTCGTCTGAGGAAAGACACGCGCCAGCCAGTCCCATCCGGGAAGTGGTAACGAGATATCTTCACGCCACCCTCCAATTGCGCTCGCGGCGCACCCGCTCATGGCGCTCGTTGGTTGTCGCGTAACGCAGGTCCATGATGGCAATGCGGGTGGCTGAGATCAGGTCATCGTACACCTTCACGATCACCCCTTTGTCCCGGTGGTACTGCCGATACTCCTCCAGCCAGTCGCCGAGGTGGCGAAAGACCTTGAACCGACCGGTGATCATGCGGGTCAGCATCTCGCTCACGCCGGCCTCGACGCTGATGCGCGAACGCTCGGGGGCCTTCGGGTCTTCGGGAAACTTGGCGTTTTCCTCACGCATGTTCACGCCCTGATCCCGGTATTGCTTGGCGAGCTGCGGACCGGCCGCAGTCTCGTTGTTGCCGTCGTGCGGCCACGCGCAGAGAATCCAGTCGCCACGGGCCTTGATCGCCGCCGCATGCAGCGGAAGCATTTGCGAATTGCCCGACTTGCGGTAGGCGTCGTAGACGTAGATCACGTCCGCGTCGCGGTCCCAGGCCAGCCACGCTGCCGCGGTCGGATGATCGGCGCCAAAGTCCAGCCCGCAGATGCGCGGCCAGTGCTCGGGGATCTCGAACGGCGCGCACACGATGTCGGATTCCGGAACCTGAAAGATCAGGCCCGAGCCGCGCATCGGGATGCCCTTGGTGCGCGCCTCTCGCTCGTGCTCGGGATAGGTGGCGACGAGGCGCAGCCGTTGCTCTGGCGTGTAGTGCTCGGCGTCGTCGAGCGTCATGCTGACCACTGCGGTCCCCGCCGGGCGCTCGCGCATCAACCGGAACAGCACCGTCGTCATGCCCAGCATAGGGGTCGCGGTCAGCAGCACCGGACCCTCGGAGATGTTGGTCCGCGTCATGCCTTCGGTGTAGATTTCCAGCGGCGGTTCCTCGTCGAACCACACGCCATCGAGCGTATCCGCCTGCCACTTCCCGCGGCCCTGCGAGTAACTGGCCATCTGCAGCACGCTGACATCGCCGCTGACGTGGCGCACCGGGATGGTAGCCACCGCGTCCGGCGTACCCTGAGCCCGGGCAATGTCGGCGAACAGGATGGTGTCCTTCGGCAGCATTCCGGTACCCCACTCCGCTTCGGTCTCCGGCGGCCCCAGCAGCACCCGTTGAATGCCCTTGCGGGTCAGTTCGGCCGACTCCGAACCGGCGGTCCAGCGTACCGCGTGGTCGAACCGCTTGCCTTCCCACCAACCGGGGTAGCGGCCGGTCATGTGCATCGCCACCTCGGCGCCGGCACAGAACGTCTTGCCGCTTTGGTTGGCCGCGATCAAGGCGCGCTCTCTCGTGCTCACGCCGAGCACATGGAATAGCCGCTGTTTGGCGTAGGGCTCGTACAGTTCCAGTCGGCTGCATTTGACCTTTCCTGCCGCGCTAGTGCGTAACGCCGCCAGCGTTTCCGGTGGCATCGACTGCATCAGGTCCAGCAATTCGGCGTCGCTCATTGAGGTCATTGACCAGCCTTACAATCCGTTGCGCTTCTACGGCCGGGAGGTTAGCGAACAGGCTGGCCGCGCTCTGCTGATGATCCTTCTCGAACAGTCCGAGGTGGCGCATCAGTTGCTCGCGCGCCTCGCCGACCGGCTGCAGTCTGATCTTGCCCACCCGCGCCGTGACCTTGCCATCGTCGCCGCGTTCCTCGCGCACCTCGAACGAGGCGATGGTGCAACGGGCGTGCAAGGGCATGTCGCGGATGTTGCGGAGCTTGTGGTGATCGTCGAAAAACTCGGCCGGGTCCACGAACGTCAGGCAAGCGCAGCGGTCGAGCACCGCTTCGGCGTTGCGCGCTCGCCGTGCCAGCGCCGCTTCGGTTCGTTCCTTGATGGCCGCGGCGATCTTCGGGTTCTTGAGCCAGACGTACCCGACCTTGGCCGCCCACCGCGCCTGCGGCCGGATTTCCCGGTACGCATCGCCGGCCGTGTAGCCGGCCAGGATGAGTTCGATGAAGCGCAGATGCCGCGCCCGCAGCACGTCCAGGTTGCCGTGCCTCATCGCCTCATCGCCTGGTCGATCGCGGTTTCGTTGAGCGTGTCAGCAGCGGTTTCGTTGAGCGCATCAGCCGCGTTGACCAGGTCCAGCACGCTGACATCGCCGACCACAGTTGAGATGATGCGCCCGTTCGGCACTCGGTTTCGGTACACCTCGCCGACCTTGGCGAACGGGGTCAGCGCGATTTCGAGTCTGCCGATACGCTCGAGCAGTTGGGCCGAGCTGTAAGTGCCGTTCACGGCAGCATGGCCGGGGGCTGGCGGTCGGGCAAGCGGGCGCTCATGGCGCGCAGTTTCGTCCCTAAATCCCTTGCGCGTCAAGGGGGTGTGAAAACGGCGCCCGCGGTCGGGGGACCATCGGGCGCCGTGGCGCATGGCTACTCGTCGGATCAGTTCAGCACGGTTTGGGCTTGCCGCCGCCCGATTTGCCCTTCCCTTTCTTCGCCATTTCGGTCCTCCGATCGGCTGGTTGGCCCGGGCTTCGTCGGTGCCGGGAACGCCGTTCAATGACTCAGTGCCATCGGCACCAGTATCGCATAACTAAAAGTTATCAACAGTGTGGCGTTGATAGTCTCAGCCTTCCTCGCCCGGTTCGCGCCAGCGTCCGGCGGCGAGTTCG